CAGGTCGATGGAGTAGGCCGACACGTTCGACGACCAGGTAGGGAACGTCGCTGCCCCAACGATCCCGTAGACGTTGGAACGGGTCGTCCCACCCAACGCCAGCTCGACCCGGGGGGCAGAGAAGTCCGGTACCCGGACCAGTTCGGCCGACCAGTTGTAGGCCGTGTTCCCGCCCGCCTGGGCGGGGGAGCCGAGGCGGCCGGTCAGTTCGTCGGACGTGTCGACCGAAGCGATCCGGTACCAGCCGTCCCTACTAGAGTCCTTCGCCCAGGTGATGGGGACGACCAGCTCGTCCGGGTTCTGCGGCCCGTACCCCTGGAACTGGCCCCGCAGGGCCTTGACGTCAGCAAGAGCGGACTGCTTGCGGATCACCCCTGCGATCTTCGCCTCGTCTCCTTCCTGACTCCACGACGAACACTGCACCTCCAGGCCGTCTCCGCCCGCGGTGGTGGCTAGGCCGATCCTGCCGAACGCGAAGTCTTGTGCCATCAGCCGGGCATCCTGTCCAGCACCACAACCGGGGAGATGGTGCGTTCCATGACCCGGCGCATCCCCGCCTCAGTGATCGGCGTCTCATCGGTGGCGGGTGGGGTGCCGGGGCTGCCCGTGGGGTTGGATCGGGGGATGAACGACGCCGATTCGTGGACGCTGGCCCCGGAGAAACCGCCGGTGGGTATGCCCGCCGAAGCGGACCCCGTGAAGCTGGTCAGTGTACGAAGACCCGTTATGACCGGTCCGATGCGACTGGCGATCGAGTTGATTACCGACAGGACGGCGTTCAGCGCGGACACGAGGCCCCCGAACGACATGACGGCCAGATCCTTGAACATCACGATCAGGTTGCGGACGACGCTGGTAGCGGTGCGGACCGCCCCCATCAATGTTCGGATCACCCCGGTCACGCTGTCAATCGCAGCCCGGGCTCCGGGGACGTTGCCGGTGATGTTGGTGAACATGTTCGTGAACGCGCCCTGCACCTCTCCCAGGTGGGTGAAGATGACGAACAGCCCGACGCCGATGGCGATGAACCCTCCGATGATGACGGCGAGCGGTCCACCAAGGAATGCCAGGACCGCCGCGAGTGCGCTGAACACGGAGGTCACAGGGCCGGCGACGGCGGCGAGGATTATCAGCCATGCCACCATCTTCTGTTGCAGCGGCGTCAAGTCTCGGTATCCGTCGGCCATTGCCGTGATGGCGTCGGTGAGGTCTTCGATGAACGGCAAGAGTTCTTCGACGACCGTTGCGCCCATCTCCTCGAACTGCTGCTTCACCCGCCGCAGGCGACCGGAGAGCGTGTCGCCCAACGCTTCGGCACTTCCCCCGAACTCGTCGTTCAGTTCGGCGAGGATGAGCCGCTGGGCTCCGGCGGTGTCGCCCATCTCCACCATCGCCGTGATGGCCGCACGCTGCTGGTCGGTGAACTGGACCCCGACCCGGGTCAACGACGTCAACCCCCGGATCGGGTCGTTTAGGGCTTTGCCGACCATCACCGCGGAGGAGTTGAGATCCTTGTGCATCGCGGTGGACAGGTCGAGCGTCGCGCGGGTGGCCGCATCGAACGTGTCGCCGGCGATGTCCCGGAACGTCAGCAGCGTGTTCGCCACGCCCTGGATGTCCTCGTCGTCGATCGACGTCATTTCCTGTAACGCCGACGACAGATCGAGGATGTCCTGGACAGACTGTTGGGCTGCGCCGCCAGTGGATTCGATGACCGCCTGCGTTTGGGCCAGCGCGTCCTCGCCGGCCATCAGTTCCCGGACGCCGATGGTCCCGAAGATCGTCAACGGGAGGGTCAGCCCGCGGGTCAACGACGAACCAACCGACCGCATCCGAGTGGACACTGTCTGCATCCGGGACTGGAAGTTCGTCAGTCCTGACTCGGACTGACGAAGCGCCCGTTGCAGGGATGAGGGGTCGCCGACGATGGCTACCCGGACCTCACGGCTAGCCATCTTCACCTCCGTAGAGCTCGTCCCAATCCATGTCGGGTTCTGTGTCGCCTGACATGGCCCGGGCGCGGGCGGTCAGATGGTCGGCCATCGCGTCAAGGTAGGCGGGGGAGCAGTCCTCGAGGATGTGGGGTGGTATCCCTGACTCTACGGCGAGGGCGGCGATCAGGCGGGTGATGTGTCTTTTCCCAGGCTGCCCGCAGGGGCTTTGTCGCCCATGTCGACGTCGATGTCCTCGTCCAGGAACTCGTCGAAGTCGAGGTCGGTCAGGCCGGATCGTTTGGCACCGAGCCAGGCCATGAACATCAGTTCGGTCAGCCCGAACTTGGCGGCGAGCGGGTCGCCGTTGGCGTCGACGTCCCCGATGAGGGATCGGTTGAACTTTTCCTCGAAGCGCACCAGATCACCGGGCCGGAGGGACACAGTTTCTGTCTTGTCTCCGATGGTGACCTTCAGCTGGAGCGCTGCCAGCGTTTCACGCAACATCAGTTCTGCTTTCTGTTAGTGGAATCCGGCACGGCGGGCGGCGTCGTCGAACGCGTCCGCCGCTTTGTTGACGATCATGGGGGTCTTCCTGCGGAGCGCCGGGTAGATGTACCGGCCGTCCGGCAGCTTCGCCCGAGTCGCCCCCTCAGCCCGCATGGACGGGTTGGTGGCCCCGTCCCATGACAGGGCCCGCTTGGTGCGGGGACGCTTGTCGGGGAGCTTGCCGCCGAAGTCCAGCCACCCGAAGTACGGGGCGCGTGCCCCCCCGGCCTTCAGGTAGATCGTGTTCCCCGACGCAACGGAACGCACCGACGCCGCTGCCCGACCGCTGTTGTGCGGAACGTGGGTCTTGACGTCCGTTGCCAAAATGTCGACCGCGGACTTCAAGCCTTGCCGCAGCTCGGGCAGGATGGTCTTGTCGACCTGCCGTAACGCGGCCCGGAGCTCTCGTAGCCCGGTGACGTTGATCTCCGCGGCCGGCATTACCCGATCTTGGCGACCGCGCTAGCGGCTGACCAGTCCCCCGACATCTTGACCGCGTCGCCCACATCGCCTTCGGCGGTGTAGTCGGCGAGGACGGTGCCGAACCAGTAGGGCCCGGTCAGCGATGGGGTCGACGGGTACATGTAGAACCGTCGGGCCAGGCCGTCAGCGGCGGCGGTGTAGGTCTGGGCGGTGGCGTCGTCCAGGAACCCGGAGAACGAACCGCTGACGTCGGGCAGGCCGGCGACGTAGACCTTGCCGGTGTCGCCTAGGGCGGTGACCTCGGCGTTGTCGGTCGCGAACGAGATCGACCATGTGGCGGTGTACGGGAGTGATTCCGCTGCGGCGGTGTCACTGGCGATACCGATGTAGACGCGGCCTTTACGGCCATGCACGCGAGCCATGAGGCACGCCTCCTTGATGTTTGGAGGGGTGCGCTGGCCCCAGGGTTGTCAGGTGATCTGTTGAAGAAGCTTCCGGGCGTTCGCCAAGAACGTCCGATCCGCGACCGACGCTAGAGCACGCCGGGCCACCGACTCGCGTTCCTTGTCATGCGCTAGCCACCAGCGGAGCTGCTCGGAGAACTCGAGAGGATCGGACACGGTCGGGACCATCGGGAGAACCTCACGGTTCTCGCCCCGCTCCTCGGTCATGTAGAACGTCCCGCACGCCGCCAGCTCCACCTCGCGGGGTCCCATGCTCCACCCGTCGACCAGCGATTCATGCATCGCCTCTTTGCGGTACAGGTTCAGCGAGCTCTTGGTGTTGCGGTAAAGGTCGGCGGTCAGGTCGTTCGGGTAGCACTCGTCGCGGTCATGCCCGAGGATCGGCAGCAGGGGGCTGTCGTCTTCGACGCCCTGCCAGTTCCCGCACAGCATCGCGTTGATGCCACCGAAGTCGACCTTCTCCATGAACTCGACTCTCGAGGGGTAGCCGGTGCCGACCATCGCGAAATCGGTGGGCGGGGCTTTGCTGGGTCCGGGGTGGTGGACCTCGGGGTCGTAGCAGTGCGGCAGGTAGATCGTGCCTTCGGGGAACTGGTCGATGTTGGTCGGGTCGTTCAGCACGTTCAGCGTGACATGACCGGCCCGGTCCAACTGGCGGGTGTCCTCGTACGGGGACTCGGTGTGGAGGAGGACGACGGTGTGGCCGCGGTCCATGAACACGTCGATCGTGTCGGTCGGCAGGTAGAACGCGGAGGTGATGAGGATCACGTCCGGCCAGAACCGGTAGGCGATCCGCTCCACCGTCCGAGAGGCGAGCATGACGGCCTGGTCGGTCGTCATCCCCGGGTGGGCGTTCTTGGCCCGCTCGTACCACTCGAGGGCGGCGTCGTACGGCCAGTCAAGGACCTGCGCCCCACATGAGTTGAGGGCTTTCACCCACCCCCGGTGGACGTCAGCGACCGAGAAATTGGGCCCGGGGGGGACCGCCAGGATTCTCACTTGTGCTCCTCTGCGCTGTTAGAAGCCGTCTTCGCGGCCGACGAGCACTTCGCTGGACGCCATCCAGGTCTGGACTTCGTCCAACCACTGTATGTCACCCTCGGAGGGCCCGAAGGCGACCCCGTCCCGGAGGAGGGCGTCCGAGGCGGTGACGATGGCCTGCATGGCGTCCTGGGCCACCAACGGGTTGTTGTCGCCGACGTAGATCCTGACCGTGAACCGCCAGTTCGTCGGCTCCCAACCAGAGAACGTGATCGTGATGCTGGCCGGCTTCGCCACACCCGAGGCCCCCGGCTCGAACGGGTACACCTTCGCCACGCCGGCGGTGACCAACGTCGCTTCGGGGTTGCCGTCATCGTCCACGGTCAATGAGTTGTAGAGCTCGGTCGCTGCCCCTGCGATTGTGGTGCGGCTCACGCCACCAGCACCCCGTCGGCCATCTCGCCCTCGAGCAGCGCAGCCACCTTGTTGAGCATCCCCGGGCCGAGCAAGGGGTTGAACTCTTGGGTGGCGAACGCCGCGAAGGTTTCTGTCCCGGAAGCCATTTCGGCGACCCAGACGTTGCGGAGCATCATGGCCGCGGCCTGCTTGAACTTCGGTCCGACGGTCACCGTGTTCGGATATCGGCCTCGCACGTAGACGACGACGACGTTGGACCGTCCCGTGGCGAACGGGTAGTCGGAGTTGTCGGAGCGGCGGAGGATGCGGATGCAGTTCTTGTTTCCCAGCGTCCCTTGGACGAGGTAGTTGCCGGTCGCCTTCGTTC